GGGTTCTCGCAGAACCAGAAGTGGAGAGGAATCATCAGCTGGCGGGAGCGAATGCTGGGTTCCGGCACCGTCGTCTGAGGCAGGGCCGTGGGAGCCGTGGTCGGCGTAATCGCATTCGGGTACTGGTTCTGGCGGTCGTAGGCGTTCGCAGGGTCGTACATTTCCGGCACGTTGCCCGTCATCTGGTCGACAATGGCTCGCTTATCAGCGTTGTGGGTCATGTAGGAGTACAGCTTGAGCCATTCCCCTCGCAGGCGCTGGATGACCTGACCGTTCATGACCAGGTCGACGTGGTCGATGAGGTTGTAGCCGAGGTTGCGAATCCACTGAAACTCGTAGCCGATGGCGTTGGACCGAGGGTCGTAGCCCGTGGGAGGAGTCGACGTTCCGATGGTCTTGAGCGGCGACCAGATGTCCGGCATGGTCAGGACTAAATAACAGTCGTGGAGCATCTGCGCATACCGGTCGACACGGCAGGAAATGGTCCTCGTCTGCGTGACGTTAAACTCAAGATTCGACGCAGTAAACGGCATACGAATCTGCTCGAGAGCAAAGTTCGTATGACGACGATAGACGGAGCGGAAGTGGGTCATGGAGGGCGTTCCGTTGACCAGCTCGTTTTGAGCGCCGGTTGCAACCAGTTGAAGAAGGCCGCCTGGCATTTGTTGTATGGGGAGTGGATTGTTTAACTCGTACGGACACGGGTTGCCGTGACACTCAGGGGAGGAACAACGTTGAAGCGGACGACACCCTTGTCCGTTGTGGTCGCAAAGACACCGGGCGCCGCAGAGCTGCCGTTGGAGAGGCAGCAGAAGTTTGAGTACGACGCGGTTCCGGGCACAGACCCCCAACCGCTGACGGCGGGGACAATGAGGCGCTCTCGCTGTGTCGCCGAGTTTGCCTCCGCACTCAGAAAGACGTAATTGTATTTCTTCGTCTGCGGGGGCGGAATCGAATGATAGGTCTTCGCGACAATCTGACGCTTGTAGCGCGTGAGCCAGTCTTGAGCAGAGTTCACCTGCATTTGTCATTTACGGAAGAGAATCCTAAGGAGGCAATGCGGTTTGTTCTCGTGAGCACACACATCGACCAGACCACGGGCTACTCCAAGGTCGCCTATGCGCTTCTCAAGCAGCTAGCGACTCTGAGCCCCAAGGTCAAGACGTTTCACTTTGGGTTTCAGCGCCATGGCGCCCAGGCCGGACTTCGGAAGTATCCTGCGGGCATTGCGTCGTACGATGCAGCCGCCAACGAAGACCCCAAAGAGCAGGGGTTTGGCTTCAACAAGATTGCCGAGTATCTCGACATGGTGAACCCCGACGTTGTGATGATTTACAACGACCCGATGACGGTGTGCCAGTTCATCGAGTCGATGAAGTATGTCCCCGGAACATCTCCCTACCGTCTTTGGGTGTATCTCGACCAGGTCTACGAGGGAGTTGCCCCGGTCCTTGTGGACACCATTCGCAAGAACGCCGAGCGAGTCTACTGCTTCAGCGAGAAGTGGAAGAAGACCTTCCTCGAGTACGGACCCGCACCGGACGTTCGAATTCTCGAGCATGCGGTGGATACCACGATGTTCAGCAAGTTGTCAAAGGACGTTCGAGCCGCTGTGCGAAAGACCTTGAACATCCCCGACGATGCAGTTCTTCTCCTGAATGCGAATCGAAACAGCCAGCGCAAGCGTCTGGACCTGACGATTCAGGGGTTCGTCCGGGCCCTTGCGAAGAATCCCAAGCTCCACCTGATGGTGGCGACGAATCTGAACCCTCAAACAGGGGCCTACTATGATATCCACCGCATCTATGTGGAGGAGCTCAAGCTCGCGGGTCTCGAAGCCTTGACCTATCTTCGAAATCTTGTTCTCGTCGACACATCAGGGCAGAACCTTGTGGACGATGAGGGCGTGAACCAGCTCTACAACGTATCAGATATCGGTATCAACACCTCCGACGGGGAGGGCTACGGGTTGTGCCAGCTCGAGCACCTCTACACGGGCGCGCCCCAGATTGTTACAGACGTAGGCACCTATCGGTCATTCCTCGATGACGGAACAACGCTCTTCGTTCCGAGCATCGGGCGGGCGTATTTTGCTGGGGGTATGCCCCACGGCGCATGGTATCCCCTCTTCTCCCCCGACGCAGTTGCCGAGGCGATTCTTACAATGGCGGCCCATCTCGAGCCTCGGGGGCTGGCGACCCACAGCACAAAGTTCAAAACCTGGTCGGCAGTCTGTGAGGAGTTCCTCGAGGATATTCTCATGCTAGCCGGAGGTCCGGCAGCCAGCGTATCTGTACCGGTGATGCCAGCATCCCCATCTTCATAAGTCGCTGACCGTCCTCAAACGCTGGTCCGTCGTAGACCTCCTTGGTGTCGGGGTCGATGAGAAAGACCATCCCCTTGATGGAGACCTTCTGGAGGCGACGCTTCCTGCGCTGGAGGTTGCGCAGGTAGGTGGAATCGAGGTCCTCCTGCTTAATGTTTGGTTTGAACGCCAGGTCCTCTCCAGTCACGGTGCTGTCAAACCGCATGCACGTAATCACAGGTGTTTCGCGCCTATGGAGTTTCCGATGAACTTCGCAGTCGACGGCCGCCTGCTTGAGCAGCAATCCAATCTTCTGGTTCACCTTCTCCTTCTCGTACGCCTTCTCGTAGAGGTACTCATCCGTGCTCATGAAGACCTCGGTCGGGTCTCCCTCATACCGCTTGGTCACCATATCCGTTCGGCGCACGAGCACGACGTTCACGCCCTCCGTAGACTTGGTCTGGGCTTCGCTGAAGACACTCAGGTAGAACGACACGCGCACGGTTCGCTCTTCCACCGGCAGCTTGGCGTGCGAGCAGATACGGATGGCACGACCGATGACCTGGTCGTGACGGGCCGGGTTCCAGTGCGGCTCCATGATGTGGACGTGGCGCACATTTGCCAGCGTAATGCCCTCGGCACCCGCAGCTGTAATCATGAAGAGACAGAGCTTCTTCTTGGGCTTGGATTCGATGGACGCCTTGAGACTCGGAGGGAAGATGTCGTTGTAGCCCACACCGTTAAAGATTTGGCGCATGTACTCGCGCTCGTCGGCATCTTCCTTGCCCGTGTAGAAGGCGAAGGCTGGCTTCTCGGGGTCAAGGCTCGGGTCTTCCACCCACTGGTTCGCCTCCTTGGCCAGCTTGTACTCCTGCCAGCCGTTTGCCTCCAGGGCGGCGCTGAAGACTCCCAGACCCTCGAGGTTGCGGAAATACGAATAGACCAGCTGATTGTTGTATTTTTCTGCCGGACCCAGTGACCCCTTAATATTCGTCATCATCTTCAGCATCTTGGGACTGAAGGTCTCGAGCGCCTTCTCGGTGAGGTAGCGAGCCGGAGCTGCCTTCAGGGCTGCCAGAATGGCCGACTTGTCGGGGGCAGTGTCCTCATCAACGGCTTCCACATCGGTCTTCGAGAGGTCGGAGGGAACCGCATAGTCGCACGCCAGACGGGAGTTGACGCGGAACGTCTTCATCTCGTCATCCGCATCCTTCATCGGATTGCGCTTCTTGCGGGCGTCCCGCTTGATTTCCTCTGCACGGATGGCGAGGTAATGGTTGAACTGCTCGTCGGACATCAGGACCTTTTCGAGCATCTTGTCATCCTCGACACGGCGAGGGAGCATCCGCTCGTCGGCGCCCTTGAAATATGAAACGAGACCCTGGATGCGTCGCTGAAAGAGCAGCGGGTTCTTGATGGTCAGCCCATCCAAGAAGAGGTTCGCAAACTCCTCGTAGGAGGTCGGCAAACACTCGAATGTCTCCGTGGACACTCGTTCGACGGAGAGCTCTGCTCCGCCCACCTCAGTCTGGAACTTGGGGGCCCAGGACTTGACCCAGTCGGCGGCCAGCGGAATCCAGGGCATGTCCTTGACATACTGGACGGCCGTTCGGTCGCCTTTCTCGGAGTAGATGCTGCGAAAGTGCGGTGGGTTGCGGGTCACGAGGATGTATTTCTTGACCGAGTTGAACTCGATGGTGTCGACATCCGGAACAGCTCGCAGCGCATTCTTCATGCGTTCTTCGTCCCACGCTGGAATGGCCTTGACGGGGATGATGATGCGCTCGATGGGTCCCCGGAGGAGGTTCATCAGGTATGCGACCTCGTTCGCCCGGTTGATGACTGGGGTGCCCGATAGGGCGACCACTTTGCAGTCAACTGCGTTGTAGAGGAGGTTGTAGAGCTTGCTCGCAATGTCGGAGGCGTTGGAGGTTCGCGAGATGAAGTTATGGACCTCATCAATGATAACAACGCTGTTCGAATACGGATTAGAGCCATCCGCAGGGACATACTTGCCTATGTTTGCTGTGGACAAACCGTTGTAGCGGATGAAGGTGAACCGCTGGTCGATGATGTCCTCAATCTGCTTGGCGATGATGTCCTGGGCCGGCTTGGGAAGAGTCTGGTAGTTCGGTGTCTCGCCGGAGACGGTCGTAAAGAAGGTGCGCTGACGGTCGAGGAACCCATCGGAGATACCCATGCGTTTCGCCGTCTCGCGGGACTCGGGCGTAAGCGTCTGCTGGCGCCAGTGCTGGTCGTACATATAGAGAGGGTCACCGCACTTGCGCAGCTCTCCCTTGTAGTTCTGCTCGAGGGAGGCCGGAAGCAGGACGAAGACCTTCTTGTTTGAGAGAAGGGACTCGGCGACTGCGATGGACGAGCAGGTCTTTCCGGAGCCCAGACCGTGGTACAGGAGGAGTCCTCGGTAGGGGGTCTCAATCATCAAGTAGTCGCGCACGACCTTCTGGTGGGGCAGGAGCTCCCGGACGCTGGTGCCGCCCACACCGGTACAGAGGTCCACGTCTGCGTCGTCGGCGTCGGTGGCAAGCTTGCGGTATTTCAGAAGAGTTCGGGTGACCGAATCGGCAAAGGCCTTTCGGTTGGGAAGGACGTAATTCATTACTTCCTCGCCCGGCATTTTTTGAGGAGCTCTAACAATGAAGAAGACGCAGAGACGTCGCAAGCTGTTCGGCAAGACTCGCCGTAGACGTCAGCGGGGCGGACAGCTCAGCCGTCGGGCCTTTGTCTATCTTGCACTATTGGCCTGGGTGTTCGCATTACTGCCAAAAGTCGCGGGGACTACAGTTCGTGAAACAACTGTGTGGGACGTTGCGAAATGGACTGCCAGAGACATCGGAGAGGCTGCACAAGGATACTTCGAAAGCCTGAAGTCCAAGACGCCGATTGTTCTTCCGGGCGGTGAAGCCACGGCAGTTGCCGGCGCCCAAACACTCGAAACGAAGTTCCGTGAAGACAAGTCGTTCCAAAAGGCCGCCGAACGAGTTGCATCCATCGCAGTCGACGCCTATGAAACGGGTGACAAGATGAGCATAGACTTCTCCTTGGTGACAGCGGAGAAGGCCGGAGAAGCGATTGTGACGGCGGGAAGCTACGTGAATGGTTTCTTTGATGGCTTGAGTCAAATCCTCACAACGGCCGCTGACAATCTTGAGAAGAAACAGCCAGTTCTCCCGCTTATCGAAGAAGAAGCCAAAGCCGACGAAGCTGCGGTGCCTCCAGCAAGCACAGGAGAGCTCGTTAAGGACCAGCTATATGGCGTTACTGCTGTCAAGGACCTAGACGAGCTTACGCGCATAGCCGGAAGCGATATAAGATTCGGTCGAAATGTCGTGTTCAAAGGCAAGTCAACTCAGGATTATGAGTATTTAGACGGGAGGGGAGGGGATGTAGACGGATACGACGTTGAAAGGGATGGAGAGGAGTACAAAGACATGCCATATTTTATCCCTGCAGATGTCATTTCGCTAGGTCCACCATTCAAAAAAGGAGGACGCAAAGGTCGTCGTAAAACTTTACGTCGGAAGAAGTAATGGATTCCCGTTCTCGCCTTCTGTGGACGGTCACAGTGTATTTCTTTCTCATGGCAGGCTTCCTCTGGGCTCAGCCGAGTATCGCCTTCGGAACCGAAGGACGGATTCGACCGTTTGGGACAAAAGACCGTGAGTCTACGGTGTTCCCTCTCTGGTGGTGGGTGTTCATTAGTGCAGCAGTCTCGTATCTGATTGTTGTGGCCTTCAACGGCTTTCGAGCCTAATCGCACGTAAACGTCTCCAGCGTGCTTCGCAGCTGATTCAGCATTCCCATTCGTTCAACATGATGAGGGCGGATAAGCGCTTCTGCTTCTGCCAACGTCTTCCACGCAACCCCGGAGATTTCTCTCCGTTGCATGGGAGTGAAGCGCTGACTCAGGTTCACCAGGTCGGGCTGGGTCAGCAGGGCGACGAAGTAGACATGCCGGTAGCGGACGTTGTTCAGACCCATGAAGGTCTCTTCGAACATGATATTTTTCAAGACCGTGTAGGCATCCCGGGGAACGTTCGTCTCCTCTCCGAACTCGCGTACCGCACAGGCCAGGTCCGTCTCGCCCCGCATGCGACGACCCTTGGGGAAGCCCCATTCGGGCTCCGTGTAGACCGACAGGTTCTCTCGCATCAGACCCACACGGTCGAGCTGGTTGAACTTGTCTCGGCTCGGATTGTAGTCGGAGGACGTGCGGTCATCGCCCCAGAGCTGCTTCCAGAGGAGCTCGAACGGTTCAGATGCCACGGCTGCCTGCTCTTTCAGTGTCATGTTTTTCACGAGGGTTGCCACGTAGGGTTCGTCTGCAGGGTCGTATTTCCCACGCATGAACTCGGCGAAGCTCATGCTGTCCTTGCGGCGTATCATGAGCACTCGAATGTTCTCGGGAGATACGGGCAGGACTGGACTGTCGATGAGCAGAATCCCGCAGGAAAGGACAGGGTCTCGACAGGTTCGAAACAGGTGACCTTTTCCACCGCAGTTGTTGCAGTACATTACCGATGCAGACGGCTGAGGGCTTGGGGTCCGTTTTTCCATTGCTTAAAGGTAGACGGTCTCAAGAAAGTTCCTCCTTAAACGATAAATGGGAGGCTTCACGTCCAAACCAGTGCAACCCGGAATCACGATTTCAACAGGGCCGACCGTTCCGACGGATGGAGACGGGAGCGGGTGGATGAAGACTGCCATCTCCGTGGTCGGAGGTCTTCTGCTGCTCTATCTCGGCTATCTCTTCTTTAATTACATCCAGACCTGGAACGGAAAGCCAGGTGCCAAACTTCCCTCCTGGGACCTGTCTCCGACGAGTTCAGGCGATAAGACCCCCGCCCCCGTAGATGGAAAATCTCGAACCGTGATTCCCACAGGAGAGGTTCCGACGTCTGGGGGTGCAGACTGGGGTATGCAATACTGGATGTACATTTCGGACTGGAACTACAAGTTTGGAATGGACAAGGACGTTGTGAAACGCATCGCACCAAACAACCAGGCAGTCACATCGCCCCGCGTCTTCCTCTCCGCAGCCGAGAACACGCTGAATGTTCGCCTGAGCATCTTCCCCACAGACGGGTCCGCAGGAGCCGCGAACCCGAACGCCAGCAGCACCGGCGATTCGTTTACCTGCAGTGTCGAGAACGTCCCTCTTCAGTCTTGGTTTGCGGTCGGCATCACCGTCTTCCAGCGGAACATGGACATCTACATCAATGGCCGCCTTGTCAAGTCCTGCGTCATTCCCGGCGTTCCCAAGCCGGCGGTTGGGGACATCATCCTCGGGGACAACAGCGGATTTAGCGGGTCGACCTGCAACCTCAACTGGTACAATACGATGCTCAGCCCGAGCGACGCGAAGGCCTTCCATGCCAAGGGCACGACCTGCGCACCGCCAGCCGAGGCAGGTGTCACTCCTCCTGATGCGGACTCTGTGTTTGTGACTTTGTTCGGGTATACGTTCCGGTTCGCAAAGATAGGGAAAGATGGCAAAGAACTTAGTAGCTATACTTTCTAAACGGCAAGATGAGGATTCTCTTGAAGTGTCCTACACGGTCAAGACCCGAGAAGGTCTTGGCTACTCTCCAAAAATATGTATCTCTTGCCAGCGATAAATCGACCATTGGTGTCGCACTGTCATGCGACGACAATGACATCTCGATGCGCAAGGCATCCCTGCAGAGAGAATTGACAACCATTCTGGCCCCACTCGCCTGGCACCATATCTACTACAGTCCGAACAAGTCAAAGATTGAGGCCTGCAATGCGAATATGAAAGAGATTGACTGGGAGTGGGACATTGTAGTGCTCGTATCTGATGACATGATTCCGAGGATAGCCGGATGGGATGTAACCATTCGGACGCATATGAACACGTACTTTCCGGACACGAATGGGATTCTTTGGTTCAACGATGGGTATCAAGGAGACAAGCTGAACACGTTGTGCGTGTACGGCCGCAAGTTCTACGAATCGCAGGGCTACATCTATAACCCCGACTACAAGAGCCTGTTCTGCGATACAGAGCTTACAGACCGGTGCCGCGGAGACCTTGCTCCGCTGTGTCGCTACATCTCCTACTGCATCATTCGCCACGAACATCCCGGGACGGGGTTTGCTCAGAACATGGACCCTCTGTATGCGAAGAACCAGACCTACTGGAACGAGGATATGCACACATACATTCGTCGGAAAGCGTATCCCTACGATTGGTCGATTCTCATTCCAACGATACCTGGACGGGAGAAGGGTCTCGATGCGCTTGTGGCGTCGATTCGAGAGAAGGTTGCTCGCCTCGTCCCCCAGCTTCGATTCGAGTTTTGTCTGGCATTCGACAATCGTGAGACAAGCATCGGAATGAAGCGTCAGAAACTCCTCGAGATGGCCAAGGGGAAGTACTTGTCATTCATCGACGACGATGACGATATCACGGACGCGTACATCCAAGACCTGTGGTCTATGATTCAGGGAGGGTTTCACACAATGCGTCTTCGGGGCCAAATGTCCGAATACAACTTTGTTCACAGCACAGAGGTCACAATGACGACACCGATGGCATCAGACGACGAGCCGCCGTTGTTTCAGCGCCCTCCAAACCATTTGAACCCGATGCTTGCGGATGTAGCGAAGCTCGTGCCGTTCAAAGATGCGGTCCACGGAGAGGACCTCGACTGGACCCTCTCGCTCTACAAGACCAAGTTCCTCGAGACCGAATATCGGTCGGACCCTTCACGTGTTCACTACATCTACAACCTGAACGGACGGGTTGTCCACCCCGAGACAATTTATATCCAGCGGACAACCAACTACGAATCCATGCTGGAGCTGATGTTTACGCCAGCTGGGATTGCGCAGCCAAAGCAAATGACGTTCCACTCCAAAGCCTATCAGACCGCGGGGATTCGAACATTGCGATTGGGGGCAAAAGGTTTCGTTTCTAAGTAAAAGGACAATGGATGCCCTCACAATTGCCTTCTGGATTGTCTTCCTAGGCGCCATCTTCTTCTTTTGGTGGTATTCCCGAGAGGCCGCACCGTCGGATGTGGTCAATATTCTCAAGGGGTCCCAATCCGGAGAAATCGAGCGCAAGGTAGCTCCTCGTCTTCCCCTTTCCTTCAATCAACCCGAAGGTCTGATTTATTCGTATTCCGGCTGGGTTCTCGTGAAGGACTTTGGAAAGGGATATGGGACACGTCGCACTGTCTTCAAGACGGGGGATGACGAGCCCGCGCTCTACATCGATTCCACTTCAAACTCATTTGTCGTGGCCGTCAAGACCTTCGGAACAACGGAGACGATTCTCATTCCCAGTGTTCCGGCTATGAAGTGGCTGCACGTGGCGATTGTGGTCGACCAGCACTCGGTTGACATCTACATCAACGGGACGTTGCGTCAGCACCACACCCTGGGACAGCTTCCTCGTCAGCGGTCCGACTCGACCATTGTTCTCGGAGGCGGTTGGGACGGTGTCCTTGCCGACCTGGTCTACTACTCGCGTGCGCTGATGCCCAGCGAGATTAAGCGCAAGGCCGCAGAACCTGTCCCGGATGACATGACGAAGAAGCCCGCTATCCCGCAGTACTTTGACATCAGCTGGTATATCGGTCGTTTCTATTCTAAGTAACTACCAAATGAGTGCAGGCGGTCAACGTGGAATTGATGTCTCGGGTGTAACGACGATGCGTCTCCGGGATGCGGCCGATGTGACGTTTCAGCGCAAGCTCCAGCTGGTCTATAAAACCTATGCGTCGACCACGGGCGCGAATGCGTTCATGGGAGACCAGGTGAATAACAGTTTCTCTTACCTTCAATTTCTCCAGGGTCTTAAGGAGTCAACCAGTTCAACGGCAGGTGGCTGCACAACCTGCTCGAACGCAGCGGGTCAGGGTCTGCCCTACCAGTTCTCGGCGACCTGGACCTTCCGCAATAAACTTTAATAGCTCTCTGCAAGTCGCTTGGACCGCGTCTTCTTGAGCTGGTCCCGCACCTTGGCCCTCTGGGTCTTGGTGACGCGAGGGTTGTAACTAAAGAAATATGTCAGAAACTCGGTGGACGACTTGTTCTTCGACAGCTCGTTGTAGAGCTGGGCCTTGTGCCGTTTCATATCCGTCAATGTCTCTTGTGTCCCGATGCAATCAATCGGAGTCAAGAGGGCATACCGACGCTTCTCCTTGCTGGAGGCCAGGTCGACCAGGCGCTGCGTCACACAGAGGAGATGGGTCAGCTCATCCTCGTGGACACCCGCATACATATACGCAAAGAAGAACTGGAGCATTGTCGGGATGGACGCCACACGCATACCGTCCTTCATCTTGTGGTACGAGTGGCAGGCCGCCGTCTCGTGAATGCGCAGGACGACGTTGTCGCCTCCGTCGAGAACATCCACGTGCCCGGGGAGAATCTCCGACCCCGCATGCTCTTCGGTCTTCTTGCCTTCGGTCAGCTGCTTCAGCGTTTCCGGCTCAGCCAGCAGCGTCACGGGGGCAGACCACTTGGGTGTCTTTTTCTGGTGAATCTGCGATGCCGTGATGCCTAGCAAGACTACGGGTTTGGTCAGCAGGATGTTCTCGACCTCCTTGCGCTGCTCGTCCGTGAGCTCAGTCTCTTCGATGTGCTCTCCGGCCGGGCATTCCATCGGGTAATGCTTGTTCAGGAGATTCAGACGGTCGTAGACCTTCTTCCAGCGAGAGACATCGCCGCGAGGACGAGACAGCTCGAGGTACATGGACAGCCGCAGGAAGTTCGGTGTCACGTAGTGAATCCCGTCCTTGACGACCTTCTCTTTCCAGAGACGGTCAAAGATGTCCTCGTCGAGGTGGGTGATGTCCGCCACGCCCTCGTAGTCGGCGAACACCTTGAAGGTGCCGAGGTGCATACCCGGCTTGGCTTCGACGGACTCGACTCCTGCATCCGAGAGCTTGTTGGCCAGAATCATGGCGTGCTCCTGGGGGGTCTTCGAGTAGAAGTCGTAGTCGGGGATGTCGACAGTCGGGTCATAGAACCGGTCCTTCTCGGGGAGCAGGTTGTTGATGGCCGTACCACCGTAACACATCACCGGATGGGTCTGGAGGAATTCCTTCACAATGTCCAGACTCTTCTTGATGATGGGGTTGGCGGCGGCCTTCTTATCGTTTTCGAGTTGAAGTTTGTCGATGATGGGCTGGAGGTCTGCCATTACTGTATATCTAGAAAACGGAAATGAAGCCGTTTTTCCTCTTGGGAGGCAGCAAGGATGCCTCGCCGCTACAACCTTCGTCGCCGCAATCGTGATGTCAAGTGGATTGAGGACGACACTCTGAAGACCAAGGAAGAGGTCGAATCCGAAGAGGAAGACGACGACTATGAGCCCGAGGCAGATTCGGCGTCCGAGGCCGAGGAGGAGGAAGAGGAAGAAGACGAGGACGAGTCGGAGGACGAGTCGGAGGACGAGTCGGAGGACGAGCCCCCGAGCAAGCAGCAGTCCATCACCATTCCCGTGTCCAAGCACGGGTTTATCAAAATTGAAATCGACAACCGTCCTGTTGCAGCAGTGGTCGAGGACGAGGACGACGACGAAGAGGACGACATCGAGGAAGAGGAGGACGGCCCCGAGAGCTTCGTCGACTACCTCATGAACAAATATGTGCCGGTGTCTCGCATCGGGAAGAAGTCCAAGAAGACCGACAAGGACGACGACGAACCTGCGCTGGCTCTCAACGACGAGGAGCAGGACTACTTCGACGAGCTGCCCAAGTCCAAGCAGCGCAAGCTCAAGAAGCAGATGAAGAGTCTCGCCGCCCTGGTGGATTCAGGCGACAAGCCGCACAAGTTCCGCATTCTCGACCTGCCCGTCTCCGAGACCGTCAAGGCGAACGTCATCAAGAAGCTGGACATGCTGTCTGAGATGGAGGAAGCCGGCGGAGAGACTCACAAGCTTCGCACCTGGGTCGATGGCTTCCTGCGCATTCCCTTCGGCGTGAACGTACCGCTGCCGGTCAAGCTCGACGACGGTGCCAAGCCGTGCTCCGAGTTCCTCGCGGACACCCGCAAGACGCTGGACAAGGCTGTCTACGGGATGAACGGAGCCAAGACGCAGATTATGCAGATTCTCGCCCAGTGGATTAGCAACCCGGACAGTGTCGGCAACGTCATCGCCCTCAAGGGCCCAATGGGCGTGGGCAAGACCAGCTTCGCCCGCAACGGAGTCGCCGGGGCGCTGAAGCGGCCGTTCGAGTTCTTCAGCCTGGGAGGAGCAGCGGACAGTGCAAACTTCGTCGGGCACAGCTACACCTACGAGGGAAGTATGTGGGGTCGAATTGTGGACAGCCTGATGAATGC